GAATTCGATTGCATCTCCGTGGGAGGCATCTAAATTTTCTCAATGAGAGAAAATTTAGGCATCTATATTATTTCAAATATAGGCATCCATAGCATTTGTATAGGCTTCCACCCGGAGTAAGCAAAGGTGGGCATATGGACTTAGCTTAGGCTAGGTGCTGAGCACATCCCGGAGGACCCTTCACTAGGTAACATGAAAGTTACACTTAACTACTGGCTCTATAACCAGCTAGTTCTTGCTCGTCTAAAGTCTTTGACCAGCGAATTCCAGAAGTGATTATGTCATCTGGATCATCAGCATAGACACTGAAATATCTTAGTGTCTTTCTATGTCTGGATAAGGCAACCAAGTTGTGAGACGGACCAGCATCGGGCATTTTCCCGGAATACAACAAATTGGTAGTCTTACTCAAACGCACCAAAATCACATTGTCGAATGTTTTCCCTTGAGCTTCATGGGTCGTCATGACATTGTTAACATTGATGCCTGGATGACGTAACATAGCACACTTATCTGCTTGTGTGTGCATTATGTACAACGTATCCTTTTCAGCTGGAATTTCCATACCGGAATTGATATTAATCAGCGAAACTGAGGAGGCAATTGGATTGAAAGTTTTTACTTTCTGTTTATAAAACTTCTCACTGAGAATCGCTGTGGCATCCCTTGGACATCGGTATGTTATTAATTTGGGCTTCAACACTCCCTTAATTGAAGGATGCTTAAGGCCGAATGTTGGTATACGCGAGACAAATGGAATTTGCTTAGTATCACCAAAAGCAATGATTTCCTTCACTTGTCCCAAAGTGGCAGCTGCATATATAATCCCGGAATGCACTAGGAAACACTCGTCGACCAAAAGTCGTTCTGCAGTGAACCAGCGTTTCAACATCAAGTATGAATCTAAAGTTCGTACTCGGTATTTCATAACCTCAGGAATACATCCACTTTCGCGGGCATCTTTGGCAGTCTCTCGATTAGCCGACAACAATATGTCAGTTTCGATCTTTGTCTGCTTCAATAAGGAAGTAGTTTTTCCACAACCTGCCACTCCGTCCTCAATGACCACGCTGGCCTTACAGTCCATCGTCAGAGCTTTTTCAAGCCCCGGAATTAAGCGTGATCTAGCATCAAATATACATGTTGAATCGAATAACAACACGTTATACTTGGAAAGAGTTGCCCAGGTATCAGGTGTCAAATCACCATTCTTCCAGGCCAAGTGAACAAACCCATCGACAGTCATGCCTCTTTCATACTCGACGGACTTGACACGGTTGAACCATCTGCGGGTTAATGGCTCCAACACACATCTTGATTCATCACCACCCCAAACGGCGGAATAATTCGATTTCGTGCGCCATCCGAGGTAATCTCCCACTCCTCTCAGATTGCGCGTAGCTACCACCTCCAACTCGTGGTAGTATGACATGGCTTCCTTGATTGCATCGGCATAAGGGTTAATATGGGGCTTCGATGCATCAGAGCATTGAGGTCTGGTCACGATTTCGTCCGTCTTCTTCTCTATAAGACTGGCTACTAATGGCTCAACTTTAAGAGGCAATAAACCCTTCGGACAGTCATCGGATTCCAAGACTTCAGCAATTTTTAGCAAGGCTTTTTCAACTTTGGTCTTTCTTGCTTCTTCTTCCAACAATTTTTGTTGGTGAACCTTTCGTAATTCATCGTATGAATCATAAAGTCCCTCTAACCAATAGTCCACATTCAACGTGTGAGAAAGACAATAATGTTCAGAGGTGACTTCGAACACATCCTCCATTTTATAAAAGGAGGGTAACGACTGAATCACGGCATCATCTGTTGCCCAAACATCCCACCCTAGAGCGGATTTTATCTCATCCACAATCGACTCTAAGATGGGGCATGAATACAACAGCATGGTATTATCATCCACTTTTTGTTTTCGTGGGAAAGAGAAGCCCTTTAATGGCCGTCTACACAAATCCTTTTGTGGGAACGGCTTCTCCTTTAACATTGACAAAGTCAGCGTTAGCATTTGGGTCAACAATGGACACTCCTCTCTGTCGCACCATTTCCATCGCAGGCTTAACCATGTGGTAACGACTTCTAGCGTATGCAACAAAGGTACTGCCAAGGGAACATAATAATCTATAGGAACGGGTGACCCTGTTTGCATCGTCACACCGTTGATAATACAGTGGTTCGATGCAGACGAAATCATCGTGGCAACACTTTGTACCAAATTCTCTATAGGAGTTTCACTCTTATATTGCCGAAATGAAACCTCGGCAACTCTCCTGACGAAATCTGTGTCCATAATAACATGTTTTATCTCCCAAGAATTCTTCAATTGAGGTATAGCAATTCGGACCAAAGTTTTCCTTCTCAATGAAGACATCCACGCGCACGAAACATCGCGCATGGGAATGAGATCCAATCGATCCTTATTCGTGGAGGCTAAAGTTATTTCAACAATAAACACACCACTAAGGTCGGCAACACGTTCAACACGATACGCGGCTTTCCCTGACACTATCACTTGATTACACGTCATATACTGCATTAAAACATCATAGTTATGAGTGTATGATAGTCCGGGAGCATCGATGAAATGAAAAGAGATCTCTCTCTTCTTTCCAATCGTTTCAACCTCCCATTTCACATTCAAACGGGGAATAAATCCTTCGGTGGCGAGTAACATCATGGGATCCATCATGACTGAGGCAATCAATTTCTTCACTCCCCGTCTAAAACAATGTTTTACAACTGTTGTAATAGGTATATCGGAAATGGAATGTATGGCCATGGCCCATGGAGCGGAAACGTCACAGTCTTCAAATTTATGATCACAATAATTGAGACGTAACTCTCGCTCAGGTTGTTTCTCAAGTGCACCGGCAATTGACAAAAATCTGTCAGTATATCGCGCTCCATCGCGAACATCTAAGATGGGACAACATGAATGTACGTTGTCTCTACCCATCTTGGCATGAGTACAGAAATTACCACCAATATCAATGATTGTAGTAGATTCCGTTTGAAATCTACTATAAATGTAATCTGTCTCGCATACACGGTGTGCCGCAGCAAACGCGTGTGAAGATGTGGCTGAGTTGCGAAATTGCATCTCTCTCCCTGGGAAATCTCTCCTCAACGCATTTTGATCTTCAGGCGTGAGGGCAAAAGACACATTTAGGGGCTTTGCAGGAGTTAGATCCACTTGACGTTTCACTACCTTCACTGCCGCATCGCTAATTATCCTCCCGACTTCCGTCGAGGCATTAGCGGCATTACGTCGGACGACATCATTTAAGAGATCATCTAATCGTAGAACATTACTGTGGTGTTCCACAATAGAATCCATTGAGTGCTAACGGGTATATATACTCAGAATAA